ATCAGTGGTTTGTTTCCATATAGGACGTAAATAATGGAAGTCTGTAAATCCAGCTTGTAATGTACCAAAGAAAGCAGCTACACCAGCTCTTTCATTAAGATCTTCCTGGCTAGTTATATCACTTACCTTGAGCTCACATAAATTACAGAATTGGAATGGTCTTAATCCTATTTCGCAGCATGGATTGGTGCCCCAATCTTTATTATTAGTCCAATAAAGACCTGGTTCTCCTGATCCACTAGCTTCAATCCTTTTCCAAAGATCAAAGAATTCTGTTTCTGATACATTATTTCTTTCTAAAACAGCACTATTATTAGATCTACCACGTTGCTCATTTAATTCCCACCAGTTTCCGTATTTACATGTAATCATTTCTTCGTCATCATGGCTAAATAAAGAAATCATAGCACTTCTTCTTATCCCCCCACTTAATACAGAGTTAGCAATGTGGCACATAATATCGTGACATTCTAAAGGAGATAATTTTTGGCCCACTTCTTTTCTATCTAACACAGCCTGTATATGGGCCAAACATAATTTTAATGGTTCTGGACCAGGTGCTTTTCCTCCAGCAGTGATTAATCTGGCTCCTTTATGTCTAATAGCTCTAAAATCAAATGTTGGCATAAAAGATCCTTCTAAATAAGCTTTCATAAGTACTTTTACAGCATCTGCCCAGCCCATAATAGAATCTTCTATTAAATAATTTCTTTTTTTCCCTGGTTTTGTTATCTCTGGGAGTTGATTTACATGATGTTTTTGAACTGAAAATCCAACACCTGAACCCCCTAGTAATAAGAACATTGTCTCACTGAAGCTATACAGACTATCAATAGGTAAATAAGCACAATTATAACCTCTTGCATTATTAACTTCCATAGCTGGCCCAGCAAACTGTAAAGCTCTCATTGAAGGAAGAACCTTCCTCTCTCTAATAAACTTAGCACTATCAATAATAGCCACTTCTAATTTAGGATATTTCTTAATCAGCATCTGCTCATATCTATCCACTATTTCATCCCAGGTTTCTCTTCTTTTTTTCTCTGGAACATACTTACTGTATTTTGAAAACACAGTTATTTTACTCAACGCATCCAATCCTAAATCCATAAATTTTGTTTTTTTTTTGTTAAAAAATAAGGGGTTGCAAATATACTTTGCTTCCCCTTATAAAACAACTACATATAAAAATATTACTTAACCATTTTCCTTATTTTAGCTCCCAATACAGTATCATCTGGTTCTTCTCTAACCAAGGTGATTAATTTTTCTAAATAAAGGCTAAGATCCATAGCTTCCTCTTGAGCATGAAGCAGATAATCATCAGAATTGTTGTTTTCTAGTGTAGAATTATACTTACGTATTCCTACAGCACTTCTTGTTTGGTATTTTTCAACCACTTGGTCCACTATTTTATCCTTCATGAGTCTTTCTTTTTATAAGTTCATTTTCCACTGTAAGTAGAAAATTTAAGTGTTTTTCTACTTCTGCTTCTATAATATACCCAATTTTACCAATAATTTCTCCTAAATTAGTATAAAATCTAGAAGAATCAAACTTTATTTTAATTTGGCTATATTCGAACCCTGGAATTTTAATTAATTCCTTAAACATTGCATCTAAATAAGTTATTACAGCAGGGTAGGAAATACTTAATCCATAGTGTCCTTCCTCTAAATAATCTTTGTATTTTTCGTTAAATTCCTGTGTTGTCATTATCATCATCATTATTAATGTTTTGTAGTTTACTTAATTCATGTTTTAATACACTTACAGTGTATCCCTTATCATATTTAGTCTTAGGATCTAACATTTTAATCCTTTCGGCCAACTCTTCTCTTAGTCCATCTTCATAAAATTTAGATTCAATAGCTTCAGCAAGGTTATTCATCTGTTCTGTACCATATATAGATATTCTAAGATCAAACCAATCCCATTTTGTCTTATAATCATTGATAGATAATCCTTTAGTCAATTTACGTTTTAAATTGTGCAATGTTCTATTACGCACTCTAACAATAGAATTATCATCACCAAATAAATGTAAAAATCTTAATATCCACCTAGGACACCATTTAGGCCTTGCTTTGTAATCCATGAATATTACCAATGGTTCCATTGCTTCAAATATTCCACCTTTCTCTCTCCAAGGAACAGAGCCCAAATAATGATATTTTTCATAAAAGTTTTTTGGAAAAAATACAGCTCTAATATCATCTAATGTAATATTACGAGTGTGAATAAATTTGTATTTCTTGCCTTTAAAAAGGACAACATCTTTTATATTCATAAATTATTTAATTTAATTTGTCCATCTACAATAGTTAAATATTCTTGACTATCATCTAATGTATCTACAAAATAATAACGTCCTCCAGACGATTTTCCTTCAAAATCAATATGTTTCCTATGTGTATGCCCCACTATTTGGATATACTTGGATTTTAATTCACTCTCTTTATTAGCTTTTAATAAAGCTGTTGGTCTAATCCATATAGGAGTTTGTTTTACATGGTCTCCAAGACCGCTAAAATCATATGGAGAAAAGTCAAAAAGAAGAGGTTTATATTTAAATAACTCATTCAAAGTTAAATCAATATCATCTATATTATATCCATCTTCTCCAAACATTTCTCCCATAAAATGTTCACTCACTCCTGCATGTGTAAATAAAAAATGATCCATTGTATAAGCCATTTGTAAATGGTCTCTGTTTTCATTAACAACTTGACTAATATTTGGAGCTAATCCACCTTGGTACCCACTAGTTCCATTATAACCAATTTCTGGATAATAGTGATAATCATGGTTACCTATAAGTAAGATGACCTCTGATTGTTCGGACTTTTTATACTCTATAACTTCTTTAAAGTTATGAATTTGGTCTAAGCCTGGAATATCAAATGAATCAAAGTAGTCCCCCAGAAAGACTATTCTATCTGGGGATTCTATTTCTATCATCTGTTTCCACACACTTTTCCCATGTATATCTGGAATAATTAGTGTTTTCATATCTGATTAATATTTAACCATTTTTCTTCTAGAACAACTTTTTCCTTTACAATCAACTGTCCCTGTCTTTTTCTTACAGGAACAATGGCACTAAGTCTATCACTAGTGGTGACAGTGGCTCTATAATTCCCATTACAAATAAATGTTTCTCCATTTTCTTTTTTAGCTATAGCTCTTCCAAATAAATACATATAAACACTACCATCATTTTCAATTCTCACTTCTGTATTAGATTTTTTAAATCTATATCCATTATTAAAAGCTTGTCCAGCTTTTTCTGTTATTTTTCTCATAACATATCATTTAGCATTTTTAAAGCTTCTGAAACAGCTTCTTTTTCTGCTTCTTTTCTTGTTTTAAAATGTGTTGTATTATTAATATTATTAATACAATAAGAAAAGAATACATCTCCTAAAGAACTAATATTTATCTCTACAAACATTTTATGATTGTCTAGTACATCAAATGCTGCTCTAGGCTGAGCATCTAATATTTTTCCCACAGTCTCGTTGCTAATATTCTGTTGTCTAGCAAACTCTTTAAAATCTTCTGGAATAGATGCATCATCTATTTTTTCTAGCATTTGGTTTAAAAACCATTGTTTTAAAACAATAGCTGATTTATCATACTTTTCTAGTAGTTCTATCATGTTCATAATTTAAATTTAAAGCTTTAGCAATTCTTGTATGTTTTAATTCCTCTCCATTTTCTTTCCACCAATTCCTCTCAAATTCAAATTCACTTGGACCATCTTCTTCTTTAGTTGTTAACTGGAGTAGAGAGTTTCTTACACTCTCCATCTCACAGAATATTATGGTTTTTTCTACACCATATCTTCTAATTAATTCTTTTAGAATTTCTTTATTATACATATTGTTTAATTTTATCTAAATTAAGAACTTCTTTTTCTTCTACAAACCCATGCCAAATTTCATTTTCTTGGTCAAAAGTGACATCAAGTTTATCTTCCCAAAATTTCTTTAAATCCTCTGTTTTATTAAAAACTCTGTATTGAAGGGATATTTCGTCCTTTCTAAGTCCATTTTTTACAATTTTAATTATTTTTGGAAAAAGAGTTTGAAATTCTTTGGAAGTCTTAGAATATTTACCTTGTTTAACTAACTGATAATCTTTTGTATAATCAGGGTTTAATAAATACACCACTACAATATACCCATCCTCATAATCATAATCATCTAAAATATTTTTTGTTCTTTCATACTCCTCATCTAAAAAACTTTTAAATTTATAAAGATCTTTTGGATGAAATAGAAGATATACAGCATTTTCATACTGCACATCTTTTCTATCATCTTTTATATATCCATT